GACTGGACGATGCCCGCCAACAGATTGCCGCCAAAGACCGCGCTATTGCCTCTCTCCGCACTGATGCTGGCAGCCTGCGCATGCAACTTGCCGCCTACGCCGCCAGTGCAGCCGGCCAAGATCCCAGCGCCGCCGCTGTCGCCGGCACTCTTGGAACAGTGGCAGCCGAGGGCGCAGAGCTACTCGCAGAAGGTGCAGACCTACTTCGAACGTGCGCGCGAGATCACGACGAGCGGGCCGCAGAAGTGACGGCGCTGCTCGCCGCTTGGCCGCGCTAAGTTATCCGTCACCGCGACGGATAACCGCACAGTTAGGCCCGAATCGCATCTAGGCGCGCCTGCAATGCATCAGCGGCGGCATCGTAGGCGTCAGCGATGTACCTGCATGGATCGCCCATGAAGTCTTTGCGGTACGCCGTGCGCACTCGCCTAGCATTTCTGCGCAACTCGTCTATCTTTGCCTTCAGGCCGTTGCGCGCCCAAGGCCCACGGCTCGCGCAGTCAACCCACGCGGGCCTAACCCCTCGCTCAACCTGACCCAAAGGGGCAGGCTGCGCCGTGGCTTCTTCATGCTTCATCTGCTGCCCCTTTGGTCAGGTTAGCTCAAACGTTGGGCATCAGCGAAACACGCCCATCCATCCGCAGTCCGGGAAGCAGCAGTAAATGATGCGGTCGCCGCTGAAAGCGGTTGCCGTAATCGTCTACCTTCCCCGTGCCGTCGCAGTGATCGCACTGCACACGGAACACCTCGCCGCCTTCGTAGTGCCCAGCAACCGCCTTCCATTCGTCATAGCCGCCCTGTCCTTCGCACTCGCGGCATTCGCACGCTTCGGCACTAGGGCCTAACTGGTCGTTCGAGCCGAGTGCCCCCGGCGTTGCTTTTGTTGTCATCGTTCCTCCGTGGCCGGGGTCACCGGCTCAACTCCAACGTTAGGCCTCAATCCCTACGGCCCACACTGCGGCCGAAGAACCAGCGCCCATCGTTGTGCGCGTACTCCCGGTCGGGCGGCGTGGCGTCGGTGCTGCGGTACAGGTAGGGGCGCTGGCCCTTGCGCCACATGAACACGTACCAGAAGCGGCCCAGCTTCACGTCCAACCATAGCCACAGCGCATCGTTGTTGCGGCTCATGTAGTTCACTGCAAAGGCATCGCCGAATCTCATCGCATCTCCTCGTAGTCAAGCGCAACATGCGCGCCGCACACCTTGCAGTCGTAGTGCTCGTAACTCATGCTGGTGCAGCCTTCGCGCTCCTTCATGTTTGGGCACTCCGTCTTGAACTTGTGGCCGTTGTGGCATTCGCCGTGAGGCCTAACTTGGCGCTCAAGCGGAGCACCAACGGCCTGGGTAGGTTCACTCATTTCTCGTCCTTTCGTGCGGGCCGCTGGTGCCCGCTTAGCTCTGCGTTAGGCCGCGCTGACAAAAGCATCAAACATCGCGTCCAACTCGGCCAGAAACTTAACCGCCGCGCTCTCAACCTCCGCAGACTCTTGCGGCGTTGGCTCAATTTTCCTCGTGCTGCGCAAGAAACGCTTGCGCGTACTCAATCAAGGATGAGCTTCGCGGCTTTGTCATGCTGGCCGTGCTCTCCCGTATGCTAACCAATTCGCCCTCTAGGCCGATCACGACCTCGGCGCCTTGCTTCGTTGCGACGGCGTGCCCGCTCACGAGTAGAACCTTCCACTCCTGTTCATTGCGCGGCCGGCCGGCCCATTCCGCTTTCAGCTTCTCAAGGTCGCCGCAGATCGCATGGAACTTGGCGTTTTGATCCAGCGACCTTGTCGGTTGGCTGATGCGCACCGTGTAGCCGATCGGAGCCTCCATCACGGCGGACACGATGCGCATTCGCACCCTTTCGTCAGCGATGCGAAAGAGTGCCATTACTCTTCGTCTTCAGCCGTCCGCGTATCGAGCGCCTTGCCTTGCATTTCTGCCTCGCGCCGTTGATAGGCGGCCCGCAGTTCTGCAACATCGGCCGGGACCATCTGCGCCTTGATTTGGGGCGTGATCTCCTTCCCGATGGTCTTCAGGGCTTTCTCGTCTGCCGCAAGCTGTATCCGCGCGCTGAAGTCCTTCAAGTGCTTGGTAGACGATGCCTGGCGATCCCGCTCCTGATCTGCCAGCTTCTCGGCATCAAGCGCCGCCGTTTCGTCTGCCGTGCCGATGTGTGCCTGCGTTTCTCCGAGAAGGTGCATGAGCGGAGCGCAGATCATGTCAAAGGTCGGATTGGCAAAGCTGCGGCCCGACAAGACTCCGGTGCGGTCCTTCTCGACGTAGGCAATGATGGTCGCCTTCTCGCCGGTCTTCCTCGGCTTGATTGCTTCCATGCGGATGAGGATGTGCGGCTCGTAGGCGGTTTCTCCCTCGGCCTTCATCTTGTAGCCGACCGCCTTGAGTTCTTCTGTTTCCTCGTCGGTCTCGTACTCAACTCCTTGGCGCCCACAAATCAGAACGTGCATCTGACTTGAAAGCAGGAAGGACATCAAGTCTTTGTACGGCTTCTTGATGCGCCCCCACGCGCTGAACGGCAGCGTTCCAATCTTGGTCTTTGGCCCATTGTAGGCAGCGATTGCGGCTTCCCATAGATGGGTGATCGAGTCCAGAACAATGACGCCGTACTCGTCTGTCTTGATCGATTTGACCGCCTGCAGGGTCTCGGTCAGTGACCTAGTGTAGAGCGCGTCAAAGTCAAACGCCTCCGGGTGAACGTCTCTCGACGCAACCGACTTGCAGTAAAAGTCGGTCCCGTGCTCGGTGTCAACGTAGGCCACGCGCTTTCCTGTCGCTGCGGCCAGTCCTTCGGCCAGCAACAGCGCGGTAAACGTCTTGCCCGATCCTGGGGCGCCGTACAGCCCCATTTTCAATGCGGCCTGCTCGGCCTTTGCTTTCCTGAATCCAGCCAACGTGCAATCTCCTATGTGATGAGCTATGGCTACCGCTAATGCCCGCGGCCGGCTTACTTCTTACGAGTTCTGTGCTTTTTGCCGCGCGATTGCGCGGACGTTGGCGCGGTTGATCGATGCGCGCTGCTTTGGCGACAGCACGCGGTTGGCTGGGTGGTGCGCGTAAGCACGGCCCATGTCTTGCGCGCGGCGCATTGCCTGCCCGCGCAGATAGTCGGCGCGCGTTGGCCCCATCTGCTCGCCGAGATCCATTACAAGGGCGATCTCGCGCGGGGCAGGCACGCGCAGCAGCTTGTGCAGGAAGTTTTTCACGGCTCAATCCTCCGAAAGGTCAGGCACCACACCCATGGATTTGCATCCCATGAGCCGGGGCCGTTCAGGTCGCACCACAGGTGTTCGTACCAAACGCGCGGATCTTCGCCGCGTGCCATGTTGGCGAAAGGGCAACCTTCGGCCATCGCGTCGCCGCGCGTGATGTCTTGCAGCCGCTCGACGCGCACGCCGGTTATCACTAGCGTGATGCGGCTGGCCCAGCGGGGCATGAAGATCGACGGGCGCCATTTACTTGGTCGTCCACGCTTCCAAGTTGCTGGATCGTCAGCAGCAAAGTAGACCTCGTGGTCCTTTGCCATGCCTTCTGTCGTTCCGTGACCGCACCACGCGCCATTCCATAGCGGGCACCAGTCGCACCAAGTCTCCCGCACCCACAGGCGGTCGCCGGGCTGGCCGTAGGGGCAAAGCGTGTGCACCGACCGCCACTCTGGTTCTGGCATAGCTGCAGACCTCACCTGCACTTGCTTCAAAGCCCTCCGCGTCTGCGTCTTGGTGCCCGCCAGCAGCGCGCGCACCATCGGCGCAATCATCAAAATGCCGCGCTCTTTCATCGGCGCCCCTTAATAGCTTCGCAGATCGCGTCAACCAACACCATAAGCAAAATCCCGGCGCAGCTAACGGCTGCGGCCAATGCTCCAAATACCATAAAGAAAGAACCAAGAACGACGAGAAACAAACACTGAAAAAACTGAGCCAATGTCATCGCGTCAACTCCTCAAGCACCAAGACAAAGCACGCGGCCCACGCGACAGCCGCGATGACAGCGTGCGCGACGAAATCCCAGTCAATCGGGCGGCGGCTCATTTCGCCACCATCGCGGCAGCCGCGCGGACAATGGCTCGGCAGATGGCGGCGCAGTCGTTTGCGTTGAAAAACTCCTGCGCCATTCCTGCCCCCTTGACCTGAGCGACTGCCGCGTGTTGCCCAGATAGGGTCAGATCCATGCGCAACTTGACCGCCAGCCGCAGCGCGTCGGAACAAAACCTAAGCGGCTGCCAACCAAACATTCGCTCGGTGTCATCAATCACAATCGGGTAGTCGTCGTCTGCCCAAAGATGAATAGTCAGCCCCGCCGCCTTCGCCGCAGCCTCAAGTAACTCTCTATCGGTCATTTGCCTTGCTCATTCTCATTGCCGCGCAAAATTCTGAGCAGCTCAATGTCAATGTTTTGCGACGAGCGCATCAGCATGGCGCACTTGGCCAAGTGTTCAGCTTTGCCAATACGCGCCCGCAGCAGCTCAATCTCGTCCTTCATGGCTGCGTCGGGGCACGGTCGCATCTTCAGGCCGAGTTCGGCGCCCTTCAGTTCCAACCGCAGCCGCTCAATCTCTGCCACACCTTTCATGCATGTTTCCTGCAATGCAATAATCGCTTCGCGCTCTGAATGCTTTAGGCGCTTTCGATCCTCTGCCAGCGCGTCAAGTTCGCAAGAGCGCCCGTGAAGCACTAGCAAATCTTTGACATCTATCTTTTTTTTCATCGCTCTTGTTCCGCCAAGCGCTCGCGCGCATCTGACAACGCATCAAAGGTAGACATCTGCGAATCAATGGCGCGCGTAGTCCAGACATCAAGCGCAACCATCGCGTGCGCGCCGACCGATGCGCGGTGCTGGTCAAACGTGTGGCCGTCCTCTTTTTCCATTGTCAGCGCGGCGTGAATCTCAACAAGCATGTCTTGTGCTGCGGCCGGCCCAAGCGCGGCTTGTAGGCATGTCACATCCTCGCGGCAAAGCGCCGCCAGGCGGTTGCGTTCCTCGGTAATGCTTGTCTGCAGCATTGCTTCGGTGATGTTCATGCACTCATCCGCCAATCTGCGCATCGAATCCCGCCGCGCGATAACGCACAGCAACGCGCACAGCTTCGGCTTCGGACTGCACATGCAGCCAGCGACTGCCGCAGTCATCTGCAACCTGGATCACGCGGCGCAATGCCGCCTCTGCCGCCGCGCAGCCGGTATAGGCAAGGTCAAATTGCCGTTGTTCGGTCATGCTTGCTCTCCTGTTGCTTTGGCGATGGCGGCACGCTGAGTTTTGGCATCACCG